ACCCCTTTCGCGGTAAAGAGCATTCGCTCAAGCCGTCCCAACATCGTTTCCCTCGTCGGGAGAACGACATCAGTAGGCAGGGATCGATCTATCTCACGATAGGATTCGACGCTGCCCGGCACTCCTTTCAAACCCCACGGATTCATAGGAGAAATCCAGTGGCTGAGCCAAAGACTATTTGGTAATAGTCTAAGGAGGACCGACCAGACCTTCTTGTCGAAGGTCATCATCTGATCGAGAACGTCTTCTAGTGTTAGAATACGTAGATCAGAGGACAGTGTTGTTTCGCCGTATAAATTACGGTGAAGAACACTAGATAGGCCCATCAGGGAGCCAACTTCTGTGTCTCGACTTTCGAAGAGTTTCTTGGTCATGGCTTCACGTTCCCAAAGGGGTAAACCCTTAGGATTGAAGTTAAGACCATATGGAGGAACACACTGTTCAACCATATCAAAAACTCGACGTTGTCGACGAGACAGTAGAGAGCGGCTTCGGTACCCTAATTGACGACAGATATCAAGGAAATTGTCGTTAGAAATTTCCGTCCACTTAAACTGGGGAATAACCCTAGTTGAAGTGAATATCTTTCCCGCAAATTCACAAAGATTTGCGCTCGAGATAGATTTATCTCGAGAATAAGGGCATTTCATCTGTTCGAGTACCTTAATATATCGGTGATAGAGGTTATCATCTAAGATAACAACATCATCGCCAAGCACGAAGAATTTATCATCATGCTTGCATTCATTAAGATACCAGAGTAACATCCCATGGGTAAGGGTGAATGAGGCAAAGCTAGGATATAATCCTAGTGGTTGTCCACGCATCCACTGGAGGACTCCAACAGGAGAACGCCAGTAACTTCTTGATATATCCTCAAAGAGGCGTATATCAATAATATTACCAAAGAGAGCTCTGAGAACAACTACCTGAATTTCCAAAGGGAAATAGTCAGTAGCTGAGCTAAGGTCAACAGAATGAATCTGCTTTCCTTGGCTAAGATGAATCTGAAGAGTAGCTTGAGGCTTGAATTGATCGAAAGTGCAGTCCCAGGGTAGTGACTGAACTATCTTGTACACTGCTTTTCCAAAAGGCCGTAAGGCCAATTGGTGAACCAAGTGTGGACTCGCGATTGAACGCAGTTTTCCACCTGGATGCTGCAGGAAGTGGATTTCTCCACCTTCTACAAGATCGCGATCGTAGGACATAGTAGGTACCTCCTTATGGAGGTAATTACTGAATGCACCCATTCCGAATAGAACGGGTTCATACAAGAAACTATACTTGAAGTATAGAGACTTATGTGCTGGATGAGTGAAGTACAAAGCATTGCTTAGTACATCCTGATCCTGACCTTTAAGAGGAAACTGATGAGCGGACGTTTGTGTAACGTACGCTATCTGAGGTTTTCTCTTATTGGGCGACCCGCGGTAGAAAATCAAATTGTTAGATTGATTTTCTCGATCAACTTCTCGCTTACGGAAATGTTTTCTTACAGATTTGCTAAGATCTGCAAGGAATGCTTGTGATAAACCAAGAGGTTCATCGCAAAGGACTCCTTTCATGAACTTCTCCATTTGTTCGCGAGTTGCAAACTCGTGAGTAAAGAGAGAATAAGCCATGAGAGATTGAACTGCTTTACCAAAGCAGATATCGTCTTTCATGGCGAACCTGAAAAGACGTCCTAGGTAACCGACCGGTTGACCATCACGATTCTTACGAATCCTGGTGAGCATCGGGAGGCCATCATGCATCCTGATAAGATCGACTTTTAAGCTCTTCAAACGCTTAATTGTCCATTCTATACCAGAACACTCCGTCCACTTAACTATCATCTTTGCTAAAGGATGAATAGTGTCGGTGGGAATGCCAATGACCGCTAATCGGTGAGTTATCCCTTCCATGAGTTTGGGGCGTAAAGCCTCAGACATTCGTCAGTCCTTTCGGATTGAAGGTTTGTCGACTCATGGCGAGGACATCTCGCCAATGGAATAGGTTGGCTCCACACTAGGAATGAAAATGATTCATGTATTGGAATATCAAAGTTCCAATGATACCGACCACCATCCAAAGAAGTTTGGAATTAAAAACTCCAGGCTCCGGAATAACCCGGTCGGCTGTAGACTCTCTATCAGGATCTGGTTCATACCTTACGGTTTCCCGAAAAGGTCTGTTTTCCAGTTCTGATTTTAGACGGCCAATCGTTTGGTCCTTTTCAGTTAACATCTGAGAGGCCTTAACAGCGGCATCAGAGAGGTCTGTGTAGGATGAAGCGTTGGGGTCTTCTAATCTTGCGATTAGTTCAGACTTGAGCGATTCAACCATCTTAGATGGTTTACTACGGCCAAGGATAGAGAGTTGGTTAGATAACCACAAAATGGTTTCTATCCTTTTACTCAATTCCTCACAATCTTTGGGAATGGTAGGCATACGGGGACTCCTGTCTTCGTAGC